CGTTGGCGCTCATCATTGCCGCCGCGCCTGCCTGGTTCTGCTTGTCCAGGGCCTTCTCCATCAGCTTAGTGACGGCATACTGCGCGATGAACTGGCCTAGCGCATTGACCGCCGTCCGTCCGATGGTCTCTGCTAGTCCTGCGAAGGCATCGCTGAGGCTTTCGGCGTCATAGATGGCCGACTCGAAGGCGTCCCCGAAGCCCTGCGTGAACTGGTCCACCATCCCCACCAGAACCTGGTCGAAGTTGGCCAGCGCCTCCTGCGTATCTGCCAGATACTTCTCCAGCGCTGACCGGTTTAGCTCCTCTAGCTCCTGGTCGTGGGCCTGCTTGAGCTTAGTTAGGAGCGCGAACCGCTCGGATTCGGTCGTGAACGTCGCGTCCAGAATGTCCTGGCGCCGCCGCCTGTAGGACTCCTTTACCTGCTCCTCTTCGGTCATCAGGGAGAAGGCAATGGCCTCGGCGCTCTTCGTCGCTGCGTCTGTCTTGGCCTTGGCTGCTGCTGCGGCTGCCTCTAGGCCCGCTGTCTCTTCCTTGCGTGCCCGAATCAGCTCCTGCAATCGTGCGGCTTCCAGGGCCTCCTCGTGGCTCAGCCCCGCCTTCCTGGCCGCCAGGTAGTCCACCTGCTCCGCCGTGTTATAGAGCGCGGCATATTCGTGGGACAGCTCTGCGATATATTCCCCGGCCGAGTCTGCCGCGAACTCCGTCGCTACGCCTTGCCCGGTCAGCGCCTTATTCAGCCTCTCGACGATGGCCGTCGCCACCTCGGTATCCTTGCTAGCCGATAGGATGACTTCCGCTAGGGCTGCGAACTCGTCGTCCGCCAGCGAGACGCTGGTCGCCATCAGCTCTACCACCTGCTGGAGGCGGGCTAGGTTCTCCGGCGTCCGGTCCTGCTCGTACCGCATGAAGGTGCCCAGGAGCTGCCCTGCCTCGTCCCGGGTGATGCCTAGCTCGTCTGCTACCTTCTGGGCCCCGGCTTGAATCTCCGTAAATCTCTTGTAGCTAATGTCCTGGAATGCCTCGTCCGTCTCGTCGGCCGATCTACCTATAGCCAGGAACTGCTCGGCCGTTCCCTTCAGCATTGCAGGGGTGACTTCGCCGAATGCAGCGACGATGGCCTTCCCTGCTAGGTTGATGGACTTTTCCGCCTTTGCCATCTGGAGGGCTAGCTCAATGGACGCCAGGGAGGCGTTAGTCTCCATCAGGAGCTTAAAGTCCTCGCTTAGGTTGAATGCTGCGGCCCCGGTACGATTAAACGTCGTCCCCAGGCTTTTCATTATCTCGTCTAGCTCGTCGGCCTCGTCTCCGGCATCGAACATCGCGGCAATCAGAGGGCCAGCTAGGAGGGATCCGAAGGCGATGACGGCACCGAAGGCAGCGCCAGCAGGGCCGAAGGCAGAGGCGATCTGTGGGCCCTGTTGCGCGAGGACGGTAGCTGCTGCGGTCCCAGCCTGAAACTGGACAGCGACGTCCTGGAGCTGCATGGAGAGGTTAGCCGCCCCGCCCTTCATCAGGCCGAAGCCCTTCGTCGCCTGGCCAGACGCCTTGCCCATGCGCTGCATGACTGAGGCGTTCTCTAGCTGCTCTCGGGTAGCGCCATCTAGGGCTAGCTTATACAGCTCCAGCTCGTCCGTCGTGAGGCGGGCCTGCGCCTCCATCCGGTTCATCTGGTCGATGACTTTCTTCTGGGAGGGAGGTAGCTTCTTGCTTTCCTTATCGAGCCGGGCTTCCTGCTCCCGTAGCAGCTCGATGGCGGATGCCGCCTTCTTTATGTCGCCGGTATCTACCTTGAGCTGAAGGGTTGCTATTTCGGCCATCGGGGCGTCACCTCTCGGAACTTGGCGAGCTTCATTATCGCCTGAACTTCCCAGGGCTGTAGCTCATGCCCGGTCAGCCGAATATAGCTCTCGATCTCCTGGTAAGTATACGATGAAAGCGCAAGGTACGCCTCCCAGGTCTCGATCATCAGCTCCGGTAACTTAGGGCCAGACTCTAGCTCCTTGGGCGTCCTGCCCGTGGACTTCTCTACCTGCTTCAGGCTCTCGTAGCGGCTAATCGTGGACTTCTCGGGGGCCGCGTGGATCCACATACACCACCGGCCGAAGGACACGAAGTCAGCGATCAGCCCTTCGTAAAACCCTCGGTATCAGAGATCACCTTCAGCAGTTGCGCCACCACGGGAGGGGACGACTTGTAGAGGGCCAGCGCGTTGGCCTTAGTGAACGGGTGCTCGTCTCCGCCCTTCTGTAGCCCGCGCCAGGAGACAGTCACCTCGGCCAGCGCCTCGGCGTCCATCTCGTCATAGTTGAGCTTCTCTAGCTTCTTCTCTTCACGCGCACGAATCATCGCCACCGACTGCTTGCGCTTCTGCGCTCGCCAGGCCGTGCTGTAGGGCCCCTTTACCGTGATGTAGACGTCCGTGGGCTTGCCACTAGCGGGGGAGAGGATTTGGACCTCTTTCCCCGCTTCGTGGTCATCGACTACGCATAGCTCTTGCAGCTCCATAAATCCGCCCTTTTATGGTTAGGCTGCCGTCCGCGTCACGACGATGTTCGATGCGTCCGTGGCGTCGTAGAGGCCCACGAATTCCATCGCAATGGTCACCGCACCTTCACCAGACACGTCCGGCTGCCCGGAGTTGTACTTCACGTTCCCGATCTCGATCAGGTAGTCGTTCCCATCGACGTCCGTCAGCGTGAGAGCGATGCTGGAAGAGGTCTCGTTCAGGAACTTCTCGTAGAGAGCCTTCGACTCGAAGTAGGTCGTCAGCGTGCCCGTCACCCGGGATTTGCCGATGGCCGGACGCTGGGTCGTGGCGGAGCCTACTGCGAACAGGGGCTCGATGCCGTTCTCCAGGGACAGCTCTAGGGACGTCACCGTAGCGATAGCAGATCCGCCTTCCGTGATAGACCCGGTAAAGCTGTCGAAGGGAGTGTTCCCCACGTCTGCGCTGTAGGTGCTGGATGCGACTGCCGCCGTGGCCAGAGTGAGATCCTTGCCAATGATCCCGAAGGTAGCGGTGACCATACTGTTCGGCGACACGCTCAGGCTCATGGAGTTGATCTCGCAGCCGGTATACCGGTGATATTCCGGAGAGGCCAGGTCGGCGAACTTGCGCTCAAAGGTGAAGGACCGGCGAGTCGTGCCAGCCTTGAGCACGTCCGTCGCCCAAGTGCCGCATAGGGCTGCCTGGAGGAGGTCGTCGAAGGCGTCATATTCAAGCTCGCCAGTGATCTCACCGGAGACGCTCTTGTTCCCATGGCGGAAATCTTCCACCTGACGGTCGCCCCGGAGCTTCTCCGACTCCACGGCGTCCTTCGTGAGGGCCAGAGTCGTGCCGGTGTGCGGTACGGGCGTCCAGGTCGGCGTGCTGGGCGTGGTCCCGTAGGTCGATTCTGCAACGTAATGCAGACTATGTTGTGCGCCGTTTGCGATAGTCATGTTCGTGCCCCTGTATATGTCTGCACGTTGATCGAAACCGGCACGATAAAGAACGCGCCGTCTAGGAATGCAGGAGCGACACTCACTGATCGTACCCGCAAACTCGTTCCATTATAGGTCAAAACCGTGCCGCGCTTGAAATGGTCCGCGATGGTATCGGGAAGCGTGCTGCGGCCTGATCCCCGCTGGGAGAAGGCGTCCACCTGATAGATGGCGTTGGTCTCGTCCTTCCCTGTCGCTCCCATGGATGCCTGGAGCGTCTCGGCAGGGATGAACGTGGGCCGGAGGTACTCCGATCCGTCGCCTTCGTAGGGGATGTTCGGCCAGGCGATAGGCGTCGCGTCCATCGTGTCCAGATGGGCGTCCAGAGCTGCCTGCATGTCGTTGAAGTAGGTGCTCATTTCTTCGCCTTCGCCACCGCCTCGTTGATTCGCGCCTGATACGCCGCCACGTTCTTCCGGAGCATACCCTGAGGCGCCTTCACCTTAGACCCTCCGAACTCTATCACGGCAGCGTAGGGGAGGTTATTGGTCAGGTAGAAGGTCTGCCCGGGCTGGTAGCGGCCGACGGTCTGGTTCGCCTCATCCGTCGCTGCTCCTCCGCCCGGGTTCTTCTGCGTGCGCTGGAGCTGCGTCGTTTTGGCTGCATCAAAGGACGCCTGCCAGTTGCCCCGGAGGCGCCCCGTGTCGGCCGGGGTGTCGTCGATGATCCTACCTGCAAGCTCCAGGAGGGTTCCCCGGACCACCTTCTCCGGCATCTCCGCTAGATTGTCCAGGGCCTGCTTGAAGCTCTTCATTTTCGGATTTGCAGATTTGAGGCCACCACCGCCCCAGAGGGG